CATCAAAAGCGTCTTCAACTGGTCTGCAAGTAACAATCATATTACCGTTCTCACGCTTGATTCTTGGCTTTTGTTTCAATAAACCTCTGCGTTCAAGGTCAAGAACTACCATTGCAACTGTATCAGCAAGAATAGTTGCTGCCGAGCAAACAATATCTTTACCGATTTCTGCGTAACCTGCATGACCTTTTACCGTAAGTTTTATATAATTTGTGTTTGGATTTAAGTCAAATATTGCTTTAATCATATTGTCACCTTAATTAGGAGCAGTTGAATCCGCCACGCGTGTTCTTGCATCCTTCGTTACCTTGCTTTCTTTTGCTTCTCCACCTAATGCTTCCTTATCAGATGCATTTTCTATCGCTCCGGCAGGTGCAACAGGTGCTTGTCCACCCATAGACATCATAATCTGTTGTGTAAGATTAGTTCCGTCAATCTGGTCTAACCGTTGAGCCATCATAAGCATTTGTTGTTGCATCATCATTAACTGCTGATACATAGTGCCATTTGCAGATATTTTCTGCATTATGAATTCTTTACGGTCGAAATCCATCATATCAAGACAAGCAAGTGCTTGGTCTGCAAGTTGTGGATTAAAGAAACCTGCAGTATAGAATTGAATTGCCAATTCATTCTGTGCAAGTTTCGAATATGGACTTTGCTTTTCAGCTGATATTTCAACATCAAACAAAGGCATTCTGTAACCGTAATCAATGCCAAACTCAATTCCTTGATGCTGTGGCTTGATTAAATCATTTGAATATTTTACAAACTCATAATCGCCTTGTTCGCCAAGAATACGAAAGCATCTTGGAACATCATAGAACTGTCTTATGAGCTCAACAACCTGAAGGATAACTTCCTTAAAAGCTATGTATGAATTGCAATTGTTGTCTCTTGAAAGTTTACTTGAAGCTTCCTGAAGAGCAGCAATGGCTGATGCAGCTGTCGCACCACTTGTTGTACCACCTGTTGAAACATCACGGTTTCCAGTTGTCTCTTTAAGCTCTTCGATTTTATTATTCATAACGGTAACGTAAATACCGTTAAGAGCTTTACCGTTTATAGGCATTATTGAGTTTTCAGGATTACCTTCGACCTCAACAAAATCTTTTGTTAAGTCTGCATAATCCTCTGCTTTTATCCCTGTTGATTTTGAAACAAAATGACGTGGTCTTGCATTTGCAATCATATTCTGCATAATCGCCTGACCGCCACGGTCAATATATTCCTGAGCATTCTTACCTATATCAATATAACCAAAACCTGCAGGCGTATTTTTACGAGCATAAAGAACATCGAACACAAATGGATATTTACCGTGTTCATACCAACCTGTAACAGCAGGTGCTTCTTTAATAAAGATTTCTTCTCCTGTTTCTTTATCAATGGCGGTAATAGGCTTTGTTTCATTTTCAGTAGCGTAAAGAATAACATCGTTGACAAATTTACAGTAATGCAAAACAAGTTTATTGTTCTGATATTTCTTGTAATACCAGTCATATACTACAGTTTTCTCTGTAGTATCAACCTTATCATCACTCATATATTCCTTCACTTCGCCTGTATTTCCCCCTAATTTACCACGTAATTGTGGATACTCATTTTCAAGAAGTTCATTATCACGAAGTTCAATATGGAAAAAGTCTTTTGAATCTTGAATATCAGTAACACCAGGTTCCCAGAACACATTGAGAATATCAATGCATTTGATTGCAATATCGCCTTTTCCGTTATGTTTGGATTTATCCCAGAATATACCGTAAATGCCTGTACCGTTCTGAATGTTATCATCTTTTATTCTGCTATATGTTTTCTTAAAATTATCCTGTTCAAGAATAACGGGAATAATTGATGATAATACTTGAGCTTGTTCTCTGTCCCCATCTTCACGAGGAAGAATATTAGGTGCTGGGAAGTTATCCATTGCATCTGCGTGTTTGTTTGCAATGCAGTTGAATAACCAGGCACTTTCAGGTTTAACCTGTTCTTTTTTATCGCCTTCCATTAGTTCCCAATGACGCTTGCGATACCAACGCTCATTTTCAATAATTTGATTTTCAAGGTTTGCTTTACCTTCCTTATACTTGTCAAATCTTTTCTTTGCTCGTTGAATATCTTCAACCGTTAACTTTCGCTTTTCAACGACAGTAACGGATTCAGTAGGTGATATTGAATTGTTGTTTTGTGTTGGTTGTAAATTATTCATCAATAATCTCCATTCGAGGTATATTTGGTCTTTGTGTAATATCTTTCTTGTCTATATCTAAGAACAGTTTAAGAGGACTGTTTTCATATGCATCTGAAAGTGATACCTGACGTGGTGTTATAGGCCTTGACATAAGGAAATATCTCATCTCGTCAGCAATATGGTCTTCGCCTTCAGTGTTAAGGTCTTCAACATTGTGGTCATCATAAATGAGTGCCGGTACTGTTCTTATAAACGCTTTGCAGTTCTTGAACACATACATCATTGGTAATCCATTTTTATCAAATGTCATTCTATAATGCACCTGCATCCAGCCAGGTAATCGCTGATGGTCGCCTTTATTGAAGTAAACGCTATATTTTGCAGCAACATCAGCAATGGATTCACCTGTTTCTGAATTCCATATTGCAGGGTCAGCAACACCAGTGATTTTTTTACCTCTTAACCACCTATGTTCACACTCAATGTCATGAATTTTCTTGAATACTTCGTGTGGAGTCCATTTGACACCCTCATTTGGTGTATTGGTGCAACCATAAAGTTCAAGAATTCTATATACAACACCGTCATAATCAACTGCCCACCAACCACAAGAAAACGGTCTGTTATAACCCCAGTCAAATGAACGATATATTTTCCATCCATCTGGAATTTCAAATGGCTCAATAACATGAGTCCATCTTCTGTCTTCATAGTGTTCAGGTTTATCACGCCACTCAACAAAGAACTGTCCTGAATAACTGTCCCAATCGCCATATAATAATGCTCTTTTTTCAGCTTCCGTCATTGATGCAAGACGAATAAGATAATTTGGGTCATTTTCAAGCAGTGCTTGATTATCAAATACTGTAGATGGCACGAATATTCTGGACTTGAATTTTCTTACAAACCCTCCGTCAGGAGTGGGAACCATAACCTTTTCCCAAATGGTTTTCATCGGTTCGGCTGCAGTTATAAATCTTTCTTTAACCCAACCATGACCGACACCACCAGGGTTTGCGGTTGCTCTCATATAACAGCGTGTACCGGGACCATTTGCACGGTTACGGGAGGAAAGATAAACATATTCCTCGTATGTAAAGTGAGTAAGCTCATCAAAACCAATGAAATCGTATGCCCTACCTTGGTAATTCAACTTATCTTTTGTGTGATGCATTGAACCAAAAACAATTTTTGCACCACTTGGAAACCGCCACGTGTGCGAACTTGCGTTGAATTTTGCACCAGGGAATGCTAACGGGTAATATTTAAGTGATTTATCTATGAGTTCTTCAAGCTGTGGATATGTTTTTCGAAGTATCAAACCCTTATAATGTGGAATATGAACTTGTCTTGTTCCTTCGATAACAAGTGCATCAGACTTTCCGCCACCAGCTGCACCACCATACAACGCTTCATCTTCTGCTCTGGACATAAATTCTTGTTGTTTCGGTTGTGGAGACCATATCGTGTTACTCAATTGTCTCACTCTCCGTTAACAACTCTTCTGGAACAGGCAATTCCTGAACTGCTGGTATTAAAATTACACCTGTTGGTGGAGCATCATCAGGAACAGAATGTTCAACACGCTTTTTGAACATTCCAAGATGTTCACCGATTTTTGTAACTGCTTTAATTGCTCCTGTACTATCAAAAGTGTATTCTCCACTTTCAACATAAGTTTTTTCTGTTGAATCCCATATCATTACCGGTTTTGCTTGCATACAACGGTCTCTTATTTCAAGTAAATCAAGCAATACAGATTCGTGTGTTATTGCCAGTTGTTCAAAACGCTCTTTTTGTATCGCGCGTACCCGTGCGAGGATATTAACATCTTTTAACAATCGGCATCCTTGTTGAGCAGCAGTCTTTTTTGAGTATCTGGCATTAATTGCAGCTTGTGTAGCGTTCAGACTTACTGCGTATTCCTGACAAAAGCGTTCCTGTTGTGATGTCAGTTTCTTTTCTGCCATATATACTCTCCTTTCTGTTGCTTACACTTTAATTGTAGCGAGCAAAATTTTATATTTCTAACCTCGCCCCACAAAAAAAAGAACAGCAAAATCAAAGCTGTTCTTTTAATATTTTTTATCAAGTATTTTATACAGCGAGCATTTTGAATAATCTGAGCAACAGTTATTCTGCAGATACTCTTCCAATTGCCTTTTGTTTTTGAAAAAAGCTCTGTTTGCTTTTGCTCCGCTGATACCTTCGCAAGTAATATGAAGTTTTTTCTGGTCACACGCATGGTAAAACGGGCATTTTACATCTGCATCAACATAACTGCTACTCATATTCATCACTCCTATTCTTAATCATCTTCTGCTAATAAATCATTCACTTCTTCTAGAATACTTTTCAATTTTGCATTTTTTCTCTTCAACTCCAACAATTTTTCATTTTGAGTTAGCGGTAAATGTGGTACTTGCACAACTGAAAATAAGACATCTTTTGGAAGTTCCGTAGTATAAAAAGCTTTCAGTCCACATATCATTGGAATATCTACTCCACAACAAGTTAATGTAGAGAAAAAAAGTTTATCAGAAATCAAAACTGCGTTTGCTTCTATTCCTCTCACACAAGCTTCTTTATGAGCTTCAATTATTCCGTCAAAAATTGAAGCACCCATTGGAGCAATCAAATCTTTATTTAATGGTGCCAATTCTGCTTGTGTTGTTAATACTTTTTCACATGCTTTCATATTTTCACCCCGCATTCTGCCAATCATCGTTGGCCCAGTTGTCCATATCCCATTTTGGAACAGGGCCATCACCTGCGTACATAACCACAGTCAAGTATCAATGACCGTTATAATCATTGAATCGTGGAAATGAACGCACGAAACGATAACCGGGATACTTCTTCTCCCAGTACTGCTTGTCATCACATCTCTCTTGTGATAATTTTGCAAGATGGCCCGCTGAAAATCGAGCATTTTTAACTCTTGGCTGTTTGTATGTACGACTTATATTGCGTGAGCAAGAAAATCTTCTAAAACCTTTTGGGTCTTTCATCATGTACTTTGCCATTGTTTCAGGACCAAAGCGTTCAGGCTGAAAACGGTCAGCATTACAGCGAGCACCAAAAGGCCACAATTCTTCTAACTTATCTCTGTCAATTCCACCGGTAATAAAAATATGAGGATGATAGTTTTTGCATCCCTTGTATGGTCCTCTTTGATACTCAACTTGCTCTTTTGTGTACACAGACTTAAAAGGTTCTTCTAACTTTGCTTTTTTAATTTCAAGCTCTTTTCGCTGACTGTCAAAGATTTCATCATCAGGAAGAGCTTCTAAGAGTTTTGTCACTCTTTGAAGTTCTTTCTTACGAAGTCTTTTAAGCCTACGAAAATAATTATTAACCAATCTGCGAAGTTCTTCTTCATCTTGTGGGGCATTTTCAGGCTTGAATGTTAAAGTTAAAATATTGTCAGTGCTATCAAAATTTTCGTTAATGATATAAATAAGCTCTTTCAAAGCCTTATTGTCGTTGTATTTTTTCTGTGCTTCAGTTGTGCCTTTTGCCTTTGGTTGTGTAGGTCTTTTTCTACCGTTATCAAAACAAGGGTAGAAATCTGTATTTAAGAGTTTACCTGCTTTTGTAATTTTTTCTTTAATCATTTTCTGCCATCCTTACATTTGCTTCATTTGCACCGATATTCTCAAGTTCAAAATATGAGTTATACAGTGCTGCACGGAGATATGTTTTCGGGTGCTTGATTTTATATGGCACACGATTGAAATTATCAAAAACTATTTCAAGATGTCTTTCATCAAGTTGCTGATACACTTCCTGAACAGTTGATGCTTGTCTTTGTTCTTTTTCGATAACTATGAGAGCTTGAGGTGGAAGTGTAAGAACATCTGCAATAATATTACAAAATTCGATTATCTGTCGAACTTCGTCTTTTTCGTATTTTCTCACAAAGTACTTGATGTTTATCTGCTCTTTCACTCTCTGTAGGGTTGATATAAATCCCCCTGACTGGACTTTGACTTGACTATTTTCAAAAGAATTCATTTTATGTACTCCTAATATAAAAATGGTTGATTTGTTACTATACAATACGAGGCCGTCAAGGGACCCCTTTCGTCCCCGTTTTTTGTTGACTTATTGAGTACATTATGATATACTATTTGTGTTAGAAAAGTGCATATATAATGTACGCTTGACGGTGGAGCTCATCAGAGCCCCGCCGTTATTTTTTATTTGTTTTCCGCTGACTTGGTGATAAAACTTTTAACCTTATTGCAACACTCAATACAAAGATGCTTGTCCTCGTTTACAGTATTTCGCATCGACATACCCTGTGCATTAAATAAAAGCGTTACACCGTCAACATTCATATTGATTGGCTTATCGCACATATCACAAAAATATTTAAGCATTTTTCACATCTCCTGTAGGCAACATAATTTTCCACCCGATTCTAACAAGATGCTGTTTTGATTTATCTTTTTCAATATAGATAAGTTTATCTATATTTTCCTGAAGAATTAATTCGATAGTATCTAAGCACTGTTTAAATAGAAGATTTTTTGCTTCTTCAATATCATTTGGATTGATAATATCTAAAAGTATAAAATCACCATATGGTTTATAATCTGATAGATTTTGTGTAAACAGTGCACTTTCATTAGGTGGTATGTTTTCTGGTATATTTTCAATATATTTAATACCTCTTCCATTTTCATAATTAATATGTTGTAAAATATCTGTGATTGTGTGCTTAGTCATAATACTTATAGTCTTTTTAGTATCACGGTCACAGCAATCATTCCAAAGCATATATAATTTATCGCCTGTTATGTCGTTGTCTTGCATACGCTTAAATGCTATTTCTGCACCAAACATATCAACTTTATAGGCATCAATCAAAAAAGTTAAAGCTCCTGGATTGCCTTTGCAAATATCAAAATTTACCACTATTCTCACTCCGTTTTCATAAAGCGATTGTATAAGAATTTATTGTCTTCTGTAGATTCAGGTGCATCAAAATCTATTGGTTCAAAATTTCCGTGTATTTCAGCTACATGAATGGTTTCTTTTATTCTATCTTCCAATCGCTTCAACTTTTTCTGTACTGCGTTGTTAATTGTCTCCTGGCTTAAATCAAATATAACTTCTAATTGATTAAGCATAATGTAACAATCTGCTATTTCTTCTACAATATTTTCTGTATTGTCTGCACCGCGTTTATGCTTACAAATTTCTTTGGTAAGTTCTGCAAATTCTTCAATTGCAATATTGAGTTGCATATCCTTACCATAAAGCTGTATTGCGTGTTCAAAAATTCTTCTTGTCGTTGAACTTTCTTCCAACACATCATTATCATTTCGAATAATAGCAAAAAGTTCTTCATCAAAAATAATTTCAGCAATTTTGTGTATTGTATTAATTTTTTCACTAATATCTTCTTGTGGTCTATTTTTCATTTTCACGCTAATCAGTATTTTTTTCATTCTGCATCACCTCTAAGAATCATATTTGTAACAGATTTAATTACTCTGTACTTTTCAAGTTCTTTGTTGAGTTTTTCATTCTCTTCCTGAAGAACAGAAATAATCTTTTCTGCCTGTGCTTTTGTATCGGCAATTTCGTTTCTTGCCTTGATTATGATTCTTGTACCTCTTCGAACAATACAATTTGCAAAAGGTGGCTCTGAACCTGGTTCTTCTTTTTTGAATAAGTGACCTGCTTCATCTTCATATGCTTGTGCTTCTTCTTCAAAAGTCATTTCTCTGCAAGTACCAACCATCTCTGACATATTTACACCTCACTTTCAAGGAAATTTATAAACTTTGAATAACATTCAATACAGAGGTCTATCCGCTGACCGCCACAACCTCGGTATTCTCCTGGTGCATTCAATATTATTTTTGCTGAATTATCTTTTGCCGGCTTATAGTAAACAGGTATTTCAGCACCACACCTGTCACAACTCAATGTGGTTACTCGACTCACGATTCAAACACCTCACCATATTCAGCCCAAAATGTTTCAAAGTCTGTACCATAATAAAAATCTTCAAACATTCTTTCCTCGTCAAAGTCTTCAGGAAGGTCGATTTCTGCTAAAATGATTTCTATGCCAACGCTATAATCTAAAATGTTTTTTCTGGATTCTTTCAAAGGACTCAGACTAATACCGATTTTATCTAATTGGTCATCAAGTTCATCGATTTGCTTTTGACTCTCAAAAAGCCATTTAATAAGTTTTTTAATCATTTGTATCACCTCTTAATATTTCTTCAATCTGTTTATCAAGGTTATGTATAAGCCCATCACAGTCGCCATGTGCAGCGTGGGCTTTCCACGATGTATAACACTCATCAAACTTTTTACGGTCAATTTTGCCTTCGTTGACAAGCTTGGCCATTCTTTTATATTTACGGACTGCGTTATGCTTGTTTTCGTTTCTTATCTTACATACGGTTTTACCGTCACGAATATAAGTGTGAAAACCAAGAAACTTTATACCGTTCTTAAATGGTATAATCTGCGTTTTTCCGTTGAGTGTTAATTCTAAACCCTCTACATATTCAGTAATCTTTTTAAGGCAGTATTTAAGGTATTCCTTGTCAGGATGAATCAAATAGAAATCATCCATATACCTGCCATAATACTGAATATTGAGTGTTTCAGTAATGTAATGGTCTAAACCATCAAGATAAAGAAGTGCAAATACCTGTGATGTCTGATTACCTAATGGCAAGCCTTTTCCGTCTGTACTATCTATAATAAGATTACAGAGCCATCTGATACCGTCATCATCAAACTGTTCGGCCACAAGTTTTTTAAGTATCTCGTGGTCAATGTTATAGAAGAACTTGGTTATATCTGCTTTTAATATGTAAATGTTCATACCATAATTGGTATAAGCTTCAAGCATATCGGATTTGAGCGTTTCTAATCCGAATAAGGTTCCTTTACCTATCTGCCCTGCAAAATTGTTTCGTATAAACTTATTTGCGAGTTTTGGCAACAGTACATTGTCACATAAGCTGTGCTGCACAATCTTATCTACAAATGCTCCTGCTTTGATTATTCTTTCCTTTGGTTCATAAACCTTGAATTCAAAGTAACCTTTGATTTTGTATTCACGATTCACAAGCAATTCTCTAAGAATATTTATACCGTCAAGAGCCATTGTTTCAAACTTTGCTGAACTTCCTTTGTAGCCTTTACCACACTTCGCTCTGCGATATGCCCGGTATAAGTTTTCAAAGGAAGTTACCTTTTCAAAATCTGTCATAATAATATTTATAGGGAGAGGTTGTGCGTTCTTTTGATGTGATGCACTGATTTCGGCGTATTGCCTACTCTTCCTCGCTTTTCACCGGAACGGGCGAACCCCACCGTCATTGTTGTAGTTGTTGTAGTTAAGTATTCCATTATTGTTGACGACGCGGACGCAAAAAAGAAGTTACAACGCACAACCTTTGCGTTATCTGTCTTTGTCCCTTTTTCTCCATGCAAGAGTCATATGTTTAACATCAGAGACAAGACCTGACCAATATTCTGTTCTTTTCGGTGTAATGATGTTTTGCATCATTGACATCTCTATGTAGAAAAGAAGCTCTTCGCAAGAAACAATTGCCTGCGTCTGCAAATCATATCTTGTATATTTGTTTTCAACTCGAGTACGATTTGCTTCTAACAAACTTTCATAGATATCGAAACTCTTGCGTTGCATTCTGTCTACAAGCGTAAAGCGAAATTTCTTTGGAAAGTTATTGTTATTTGATGTAACTTTCAAAGTATAAGAAGCAAGCTCTTTTGCTTTGATTATTACTTGCATTTCCTTTTCAATTGGTTTATCTTGTCTCATCTGTTTTCACCTTTAAGATACCGAGATAGAAGAATTTAAGATATAAAACGGGCGAACCCCACCGACATAGTAGTAGTAGTAGTAGTAAAGTACCCCAATAAAGCTGACGACGCGGACGCAATCGTCCCAACCAGGCACTGCAATAGGAGTAGCAAGCCACCACCAACGACCAGGATTATATTTTTCAAGAATATCGTGATACTTACGGAAGTTATCACAAGTCAAAAGACTAATCTTGTCCTGTACTGAACCATACTTTTTACTGCCCTCATCAGATGTGAGGTCAACTGTATGCTCAATAATATTATCTGCACCAACTTCTGCAGAGAGCTTGTCCAAAAACTCTGTATTAAGCATTTTGCGAATACTTGACTTTTTATAATCATTTGAGTCATTGTCAAACTTTGCACGCTTATAAAAATCTTTAAGCATACATACTGTTTTGCCATCAGGAAGATGTTCAAGAACGATGTGCTCCATTGTTTCTGTTTTGAATGTATTTCCTACTTCAACTTTTGATAATGTCATCCTATTATTCCTCCACTTCAGAGACCAAGATATTAGATTTTAAGATACAAAACGGGCGAACCCCACCGTCATTGTAGTAGACGTCGCAGACAAGCACCCCATCACTGCCGACGACGCGGACGCAACCACATAAATCTTGTTTTGAACAAGCAGTTGCTAACCACCACCATTTATCAAGATTAGGACCAATAGCGTCTCTGTTTTCCTTATACATCTGTTCGGTAATAAGGCTGACTTTATCTGTTACAGAGCCATAAACCTTAAGACCATCTTCTGTAGTAAGGTCAACTGCGTGTTCAACAATGTTTT